TATTTAAAAGTTTAGATTATAATGTTTATCGTCCTAAATATGAAAAAGGATTATTGTTAGGTGTAACAACAGCAATCAATAATTTACTTGGTAACAATACAACGCAAGGTGGTGGTTACTATGTAGGTAGTGATCAATCTGAACCATCGACAATCAACACTCCAGACAATCAAATACCTGTTGATAGATTTGGTAAACAACAACCATCACCTGTCTATGGTCCAAATGAACTTGCTCAACTTTACGAAGGAAATATTGACAAAATCAAATTTGGTCTGGCGGGTAAATCTTACACAAATTTAGGTGGAATTGCCGGACAATTTGTATGGTTGTCACCAAAGTATAAAGATAATTTAGGATTCAAAGTTAAGCCAGGTGGAGATATTGTAAAACCACAAGATGCCGAATACGATGTTGTTTCAGGAGAGTTTAACGAAGATACAGACTCAACGCAATTTGAGTTCAAAGGTGGGTCAATATTGGACAACACACAAAGATTAATTCAATCTGCGGATAATGTAACAGGAGCAAAACGACTACAACATGTTGGAAATGCAATTAATCAAGTCTCCAAAGTTTTCAACGACGGATATAAAGAACTAACAAAAGGATCCAGAGTAGTTGCATATTACGACAGTATTACAAACTCTGAAACAATGAGTATTGATGGAACTGAAGTAGGTGCGGAATATTGTAGAGTTTTTCAAAAAGACACACCTTACCTAACATATGCTGATTTACAAAAAACGGATGGAATAACAACATCAGGTAGGAAGTTTAGTTATTCTATTTTTGATAATACATACAATTTAAATATTGCACCCTTAAGAAACCCAGGATCAACTAATATTATTGATGGGAAAGTAAAAAAATATATGTTTTCATTAGAAAATCTTGCTTGGAGAACGTCTAGTGAACCAGGATATACGTATGATGATTTACCGGCATGTGAAAAAGGACCAAATGGAGGTAGAATTATGTGGTTTCCACCATATGATTTAAAGTTTAGTGATTCATCAACAGCTTCTTGGAATTCAACTTCTTTTCTTGGAAGACCTGAACCAATTTTTACATATAAAAACACAAATAGATCCGGAAGTTTAAATTGGACTGTTGTCGTTGACCATCCTGCGGCTATGAATACAATCATAGAAAAACAATTGGCAAATATGTCTCAAGAACAAGTTGACTCAATTATGGACTCATTTTTTGCGGGATGTATTAAGTATGACTTATATACCTTGGGATTAAAATATAATCAGTTATCTCAAAGCGAACTTTACACCTATCAAGAACTTTTACAAAATCCAAATTTATCACAAGAAGAAACTTCGGCAATTTTAAATGACCTAGGAGTTTTTCAAACACCATCACAAGGTGGAGCAAACACAACAGAAAATAACTCAAATACAGGTAATGGAAATGGAAATGGATCAGGAAACCAAGGTAATAACACTACAAATGAGTCTGATTTAAGTATTACGTCATTAGAAGGTGAATTAAATTCATATATTGGTTTTGGATTTTATTTTGATAACGACTATCCAATTGGCGAATCTTCGAATTTAACGTCGGTACCAAGTCCATTTACAGAATGGTATTCGCAATATCTCGGTAGAAGGTCGATATATGAAAGCACTGCCGCACCTCTTGAAGTTGCCGTTGGTAATGAAAAATTTACAAGTGACGGTATTAGCGAATTTTTTGATGATGTTATCATTGGTAATTTTGTAACAATACAAAATGATTTTATACCTAAAGTACTTAAAAAGGCTCTTGTCGATTTAGAAGCCACAGTCACACTTGAAATGATAGGTTCTGCGTCTGCACCGGCAAAAGTAAATTACAACGTAAACTTATCTAAAAGAAGAAATAGCACTGTAGAAAATTGGTTGAATACACAAAAAATTGGTGATAAAACTGTCAAACAATGGAGAGATGAAGCTAAACTTATTATCACATTCAGAGCGGATGGTGAGAAGGCCGTTATACCAAAATATGGAGATTTAGTTTCTTCAGAAGGAAATACTCAAGTCGAATCAGTAGATCAAAATTACAGTTTGTCTAGCCCGATTGAATGCACTAAAGACATTGTTGATGTGAAATTAAATAAAGTAACAAATAATTCGCAATGGTATAGTATACCAGCAATGGCATGTAGAAGAGTTGCATTTGCAAAAATTAGACTATCAAATGCTAAAGAACCAAAATGGAAATGTGGTGATAATAATGATGGTAAGTGTGTTCAGGATAGCAAAAATGGAACTTTTAAAAGTAAAAGTGAATGCGAAAACGCACCACCAGAACAAGGAGGGTGTAAAAGAAACGAACAATTAAAAAATTTCAAATGTGTAACTCCAGGTCAATGTCAAAAAGTTGCTGACGGAACTGGTGATTATACCACTCAAGAGGAGTGTGATAAAAATTGTGGACAGATATCCACCAAGTATGAGTGTATTGACGGTAAATGCCAACAGTCTGCAAAAGGTACATTTGACACAGAACAGGCCTGTATTGACGCTGGTTGTTCCCCAGAACCAAATCCAGATCCAGATCCAGATCCGGTAATTGATATAAAAAAAACAATTAAAGAAGGAATATCAAAAAAAATACTACGAAAACTTTTTTCTGAATGTGATTATTTTGAAGTTATAAAAGAAACGAACCCAACTGTTTATGCAAGTATTAAAGATAAAGTTAAATATTTTAACCCAACTTTCCATTCAATAACACCAGAAGGATTAAACGCAAGACTAACATTTTTGAATCAATGTGTTAGGCCAGGGCAAACAATACCAGTAATTGGCGTTGATGGTAAACCAAAATATAATGACGCTAGAAATACATCATTTGGTACACCACCAATTCTTGTTTTAAGAGTTGGCGACTTTTATCATACTAAAATAGTACCAAATCAGTTATCTATAAGTTATGAGCCTTTATTATATGATATTAATCCAGAAGGAATTGGAGTCCAACCAATGTTGGCAAAAATTACATTAGGTTTTGATTTTATAGGTGGTCATGGTTTAGCAGGACCCGTATCACAACTCCAAAATGCATTGTCATTTAACTACTACGCAAATACAGAAATTTACGACGAAAGAGCGGTTGCAACTGAAAGTACAAAAGAAAGAGATGAAGAAATGGTATCTAAATTGTTTGGTAAAACAAATAATGGTATATCAAACCCGGCACCAATAAACAACCAAGAAGCTGGAGAAAAAGGAGGATCAACAATTGGTAACATTTTAACAACGGAGTATTATGATGATGGTAAAATATTAACCGGAGAAACAGAATTTAATGGAATATTTGAAGAACTTTCAACAAAGACAAACAATTATTTCACAACAATGTTTAATCAAATTAAAAAATTGTATGAGGTTACTAATTACCCAATGACTCAATTGGTTCTTGATAAAAGAAACTATAAAGATGGAGAACTTAATGATAATCAAACTAACGCTGATAAAATAGAAATTATTGGAAAACCAGACGATTATCAAGGAAGTATAAGAAAATTATTTAAAGAAGCTTTAAAGGACGTAACAAACAAAGACAATCCAATAATAAAGGCAATTGAAAATAGTAATAATGAATGGTCAAAATCTACAAAACGTGATGTCCAAAACGTATTGTTTGATATAATTTTAAATCAAGAATCTGAAATAGATCAGGCGGTTACTGGACCAATAAATGAAATGGTAAAATATCAAGAAGATTATATACAAACATTTAAAGAATTGGATTTGGTTATAAATAAAGTTGATGGTTATAAGAAAGAAACTGGTGAATATGTTGTTTATAATTTGGAACTCATTCCTGGATCAACAAATGTTTTTGAAAACATGATAAGAATATACCCAGGAGAAACCGCAAGCGCTATAACACTATATAATAAAAGTATATTGGAAAATAAAATATTGTATCCTGATATTTTATTAGATCAAGGGATTTCATTCCAGCCTCAAACAACTTTATTTTATCAAGATGACCCATCAAGAAGATTTTTTATGACAATGTCACAAACATTTACAAACGATGATAAATATAATTCTTTTGTGGATAAGTTATTAACTGAAAAAGTTGAAGGAAATACAGATCTTGTTAACTTAATTAAAGCAACTTGCGAACAATTGAAAATTAATTTTAACAGAGAATATAAATTAGAAAAAGAAATTTTTGATAAGTATGAAAAAACACCAGAGTACGAAAAATTCAAAAAATATAAAAATGAAACGTTTGACTCTAAATTATATTATACAACCGAAGAAAATAGTACTACGAAAGATAATAGAAAACTATTGAAAAAGACTTATTCGACATTTAATACAAACAACAATAAAAAAACCTTTAATGGTAAAGTAACATTTTTATAAAATATATGGCACTTCAATATTATAATAGATATGGTATGTTTCTTGAAAACGGGATACAACAAGTTGTTCCATACATTAGCTTACCGGCTAAACCTTCAGACAAAAAATATATATTTAGATTTGGACAATCAAGACTGGACAAAGTTTCACAACAATACTATGGTAGTCCTTTTTTTGGTTGGTTAATTTTACAGGCAAATCCTGGTTACACAGGACTTGAAGCAAACATACCTGACGGGGCAGTCTTGACAATTCCATTTCCTCTTGTAAGTTCATTACAAGACTATAAAGGCACCCTGGAAAATCATTTCTTATACTATGGTAAATAACTCTGAAAATATATTAGTAGAATTTGACTATCAAAACATTTCAGTAATTGATCCAAATAAAGTAATTGCTGAAGATGGAACTATTAAAGAACGATTAATAAATCAAGAGGATTTAGTGTTTTATGCTAACTTGGAATGTTCAGTAACACCAAGAACAAAGTTAGCTTTAGGTGTCCCACAAAATAATCAAATACAAACAATATCGGTTGGAAAAATTAATTTTTTAAATCCAGGATTTAAAGATTTTTTAGATAGTAACGATACCGATGAAATTACAGGAAAAAATACAATTCAAGGTAAAGGAGTAAATCAACCAAGACTAGATAGAGTCTCTTATGGTCAGAAAAGCGAAGATTACTTTATAAATCAAACATTAAACTCAAATGGACTTCCAGGAACTGTAGATAATGGTCTTTTAGGTATAAATCAAATTAACATAAGTTATGGAACCGAATTTTTACCTGAAATAAACATCACAATGGAAGATGTTAAAGGAAGGGCTTTATTTGAAGGAGGAAACGATTCGCCTTACGCCGCCTTTTTTAATTTACCTTATCCGGTTTTTTATCTTACAATTAAAGGGTATTTAGGAAAGGCGATTAGAATACCATTAATGTTACAAACATTCAATGCTAGTTTTGACCAATCCACACATAATTTTAGAATACAATGTAAATTTTACACATACAAATACACTGTTATGGCCGACCTTACTTGGGGTCAAATTATGGCTGTACCACAAATGTATAGAATAAAAATTGATGAAGCTCAAACAAAAAACAATAGTCCTGTAAACAACAAAACAAATACGTCAGTAAGATATACCAGTGGAGGTTATCAAAAAATGAAAGAACTTTATTCAGAATATAAAGCTAAAGGATTAATTGATGAGACATTCCCAGAAATAACAATACTTGAATTAAAAAAAAGATTAGGTCAACTTATTACTAATATAGAAAACACATTTAGAAAAAAAAATTTAGATGTTTTAAACGACCTAAAACTATACTCCGAAAAATTAGGTGAGTTTTCGAAGGACATTTATTTGGCGTCATCATCAAATATATGGTCACGAAAATGGTTAGACTATGAAAATATATTTATTCAAGGAAATGAAGAAAAAACAATTCTTTATAAATTCAAAACAGAATTTAGTGACATTCAAAAACAAAATGAGGCTATTACCGAATTAGAAGGAATCATTAAAAAATATTTAACAGAACTAAAATCAAACAAGGCGGTAGGTAAAGATTTGGGAGATGTACCAGTCACAGTACAAACTTTTTTTAAAAAGGTCACGATATCCGATATAAATATTGGTGAAACTTTATACAAAAGAACCGGAAAACAATTAGAAACCGGTACAAAAGAATATAATACATCGAGACAAACTTTACAACAAGAAATACTTACATCAAATAAGTTAACAAATTATCCCGGACTAGTATATTTTACAGGAACAAATTCATTTCAAGACATAATCAAAAAAAATGATGAAAAGTTCATCACAAAAAAACAAGAAATTGAACAAAATCTTACTGATCAAATCATTCAACAATTTAAAGACAAAAATAACGGTTTAGGATTTGAACCAACAATTAGAAATGTTTTGGCAATTTTCTTTGCCCAAGGGGAAGCTTTTTATCGACTTATGGATGATGTTCACTCATTGGCTTGGTCGCAAAGAGAAAATAGAGACAGAATCAAGGCCGTTTTCGATTCAACATCAACCGTAAAAAGTGTTGACTACAAACCAAACGAAACTAAACAAATAATTTATCCTTGGCCCCAATTAATAGTTGAGAATCAAATTGACGGTAAAGAAAAATATGAATTAAAATATCCCGGAGATTATATTTTTGCAAACAGAATAAACGCTTTTGTCCCTGAAATCTGGCCCGAAGTACAATTTGTTGAAGAATTTCTACGTGGTTATGTTGAAAGACAAAGCCCGGCATTTGATTTCGGTGACGGAAACAATGATGAAAATCAACCAAGACGATTTAGTTTTAATGCAATAGAATTTCCAATAGGAAATGATGTGTTTTCTAATAAAGAAGAAGTAAAATTTTTTTATGAAATATACGAAAGATTAATATTGAATTCATATTATTCCAAATTTAATAGATCATCCATACCACCCAATAATATCCAAACTTATGTGATTGAATCAGAAACTGATAACCTACTTGAGGCTCTTGGTACTGATAACCCATTTTTATCAAAAAAATTAAAAGAGTTTAATTTGGACTCACAAAATTACTTATCGAATTTGAAAACAATGTCAAATTCAGGTGAAGGTCAACTTTGGAATAACTTTATTAGAGGAATAATTAACACTCCATACATAAAAAATGACACCACTGTTCCATACGGACTATTCAAATATGAACTTTTACAAGACAACATTACGGTACCAAAACTTGGATTAGAAAAAACACAACCAGTAGAATCTTTTTTTGGTGGTGATATAATAAACGAAGAATTTGATTTTTCAGATTTATATCCACTTACAGATTTAACTTGGTGTAAAAATTATTTAGCAAATGGAAATTCATTACAATCAAAAATTGATGTATTTAAAACCAGCGACACTTTAAAATATCGAACTGACAATAAAGTAATAAGTAATAAAGATGATATATCACCAATCTCTAGTTTCAATTATAAAACAAAAACATTCGATCAAGTTTTAAATTTACAAAACTTATCGACGTTTTATAATACTAGAAGTATCGAAGATCAATACACAACAGAAGGGTCTATTTATTACACAAATTATAGCGGAAATGTTTCAAATGAACAAACTACATCGATATTTAATACACCATTTTTTACAAACGCAATTCAAAAAGGAGTTTCAAACTTCAGGTATAATTTAGCCGAAAAATCGCCATACAGGGCTGCAGCTTATCTTTTTTTGAATAGCTTACCTCTTGCAACATTAAAAGAAAAATATAAAAAATTAAATCCTGACAATTCTATAAACAACTTAAGTTATATTTTACCATCACTTAAAAAGTTTGGGGCAATACATAATTTACCATATGCATGGGTTTTAAAATACGGATCTATATGGAATAGATATAAATCATATAAATCTACAGGAGTTGATTTTTTAGACGAGATATGGAAAAACACCGATTATATTCAAAATTATGATCCAGGATTTTCATCAACTACGACCACATATCAGGTGAATGTTGACGGACAAAATTATGACATTGTATTAGATAAAGACACAAACATATTATTATCGACTTTAAATCAAATTAATACAGGATTTTATCCAAAACTAATCAACGACTTTAATTTCTTTTTTCAAGGACAAAATGTGTTTAAACAAAGTTCAAGTATAGTAGGAACTTATTTTGTTACAGGGGATAAAGTTCAAATTGTTACAACGTCATCAAATCAAATAACACCGGGTACTATACTATCTGGTTCTAATTTGAGTATCAACACAACAATTGTAAGTCAAATATCTGGAACAACAAATGGGCCAGGACTTTATACCACAACACCAATACAAACAAGTAACAATTCACAAACATTTAATTTTATTGTGACTAATAAACAGGTTGGTGGAATTACAAGTTCAAACATACAAAATGAACTAAACAAAAATTTTAAAATGGTTTTGAGTAATCAAGGTCTTATATCCAAACCGTTCGGTTTTGATCTATTAAATCCTTTGAGAAATCTTACCGTATATCCATGGAGTTGTTTTGTTGTCACCAATGACAATCAATCAGTTTATGCAATGCCATCATTTGGATCTAGTATTAATCAGGCAAATCAAGAATGTTTTAATGTGATAGGTAATCAAACTATAAATTTAAAAAATAACCCAGCACTTCATAATGGGTCTGGAAGATTATTTTGGAAAGCACCACAATACGGATATTTTGATGTAAATCTACTGTCCAAACCAAAACCTGATGAATATACTAAACAAATATTAAATAACACTGAATTACAAGAAAATTTTTCTTTACACGGGGATTCATCGAAGTATTCAAAAATAGATGAACTTTTTACCGCATTAAGCCCAGAAGTTTTGGATATGTTTGAAATTCATTTTTTAAATTTTAGTAAATCAATTTACGATTTCGAAACTATACTACCATCTAAAACACAAGACGACAAAATTGTCACAAGAAATGAAAATTTTCAAGGACTTATGAGAGAAATGTTTTTGGTACAAAAACCAATAAACTTGTCAGGGACAACATTAATTAATAAAATAACCGAAGACCAAAAAAATAATATTCAAAAACTAATAGATGAGTTTATGAATTATAAAGTTACCCTTAAAATTGGTAACCCATCAAACTTTGATAAAAAGTTATTTTATTCATTTTCGACTAAAGACTTAACAGATAAATATTCTTGGACCACATATAAACAAGACACCCCTAACGCTTTACCAACGAGTGGAGGATCAATAACATTATTGGCATCAAAAACACAATATCCTCAAACATGGGCATCGTTGGAAACTTATGTTGGTTTTTCTGAAATACCCCAATTAAAATATACCGATAACGGGTCTTACATTACTGATTTTTTTGTTGATATGAATATGGCATTTACCGTGGATAATATCAAAAGATTTTCACCAATAATAAAATTATACGCCCAAAGTAAATTAAGTGATTCATCATTAAATCAAACCAAATTTTACTCTAGTATGAATACATATATTGACTCAAGTGATAAGTATGTAAATCTTTTATTGAACGACATTCTAACTAAAGTCAGGGCTAAACTTGGTAATGTAAATGTAACAAATGAAAATACAGGTGTGAAATATGCGGAGTTTGAAGGTGAACAAACCAGACTCGAAATATGGGAAACATTTAAGGCAATGAATGATAAATGGATATCTGGGGGAGATTTCAAAACTAAAACATTATTCGAAGATGTGCTTTTAGTTGATAGAGCAAGTAGAGATATAGGACAAAAAATATATGTGGACATATTCAAAATGAAAGATCTTATCGAATATATGGATTATGGAAATACAATGTTAGGAATTATCGAAACAATATTCAGAGACAATAGATTTACATCATTCATATTACCATCATATGCAAATTTTTATAACGTACAAGAGGTCTCAAAAAACCCAACACCAAGACCAGAAGGTACTCTAGATTTTGCGAATAATCTTTTTGGTACTTTTTTAAATGTTGATTATAGAGAAACAACCGCAAAGTATCTGGCAATTTATTCTTATGTGCCTAGTACACACCTGGCCATGAATGAAAATGTAGATTACAGATATAGAGATGATGCATTTGACTTAAGAAGAGCATCAGATAATCCACTTTTAGAAAATCAAGAAGGAAAAAATAATTGGGATAAGTCAAATAAAGTCGTAGGGTTCAACGTGGACTTCGGACCTCAAAACCAACAAATATTTAAAAGTTTAGATATCGCTCAAGATCCGGGTAAACCAACCGCCGAATCTGAACAAATGCTAACACAAATGGCCAACCTTTACAGGAATAGATCCGGAGCATCACAAAGTGCGTCACTATACAATGTTTATAAAAATAGAAGTTATAAATGTACAATAGACATGATGGGAAATGCACTAATGCAACCAACCATGTATTTTAATTTAAGAAATGTACCCATGTTTAGCGGTCCTTATATGATTACACATGTTAGCCATAGAATTAGTGAAAACGGATTTGATACAACAATTGAAGGTCAAAGACAACCCTTTTATAGTATACCGGCAATTGACACACTATTACAATCATTGACTACAAAAATATTAGATTCAATTAAAGAGCGACTTGAAGAACAAGATAAAGAAATCGAAAAACAAAACAATGTATTAGCACAAAAGTCGGCGGTTATCAACAGAGCAAACTCTAACACTATACAACCAACAAATAACCAAAATTGTTCAAGTAATTTAAATAAAACTTTTGAAACTTTTACAAATACAACTCCACAACAAACAACAATTACTTTTGATAAAGCTTTTGATGAAATAACAAAACAAGTTGATAAACAAAATATAGGGACTGCAAACAAGGCAAAAATGTTTGATTTTATTGTGTCAACATTATCAATTGAATCGGCAAACGGAACATCATTCAAAGGGTACGACCACAACTACGGTGGTGTAACACTGGATATAAATCCGTGGGGTGGATCACAAACCTATATGAATAAAAAATACTTTTGTGCCGATTATGGACAGAAAAAAAATGTTCCATATGCATCTTTCGATTCGTTTGAAAAGTTTATTGAATTCTTTATATCAAAATTAAGTGGTAAGATAATTGCAGTACAATTTTACAAATATGATGACGGTTCATACAAAGAAAAATTAGCAAGGGCAAATGTTCTTTTATGGCCAACTACGTTGGAAGATAAAATATGGAATGACCTACTTGACCCTGATAAGAAAAAAATAGAAGAAAAATTAAATATTGCTATGGGATATTACGTATCAAAGTATAAAAATAATTAATTTTTATTCATTACGGTATATTTATTAAAAAAAAACACATGAGTAATACTAAAATGATATTGGATAATTATCTTGGAAAAAATACAAGAGTATCCGAAAAAGACATGGGTAATGGAACTAAAGAAGTTTGTGACCTTGATACTGGAGATTGTTATACAGTTAGAATGAGAGACGGATTAATTGAAAGAGTTGACAACACAATGAAAACCTTTAAAAAGATCCAAGTAGAAACCAAATCTGGTATAAAAACATTATTAAATGGGTAAAATGAATATTGATAAAAAAATATTAGAAGAGATCAAAAGATACAATTCCATCAATAAGTATATTATGGAACAAGGAGAACTACCTCCACCACCTGAAGGAGACGCTCCGGTTGGAGAACCAGTCCCAGGAGGACCGCCACCAGTAGATGCTGGAGCACCACCAGCACCAGGAGCTCCAGCACCACCAACAGGTACAACCGAAGTTGATGTTGAAAAAGACGACGATGTTGAAGTTATCGGATCTGAAGAAGGTGATGAAGGAGGTGAAGAAGAACTTGATATTACTGATCTAGTTGATAGTCAAAAATCTATGGGAGACAAACAAGATGAGTACTTTAATAATTTATTTTCACAACTATCCAACCTAGAACAAAAACTCGGCGAAATGGATCAATTAGTTAACAAGATTAATGACTTGGAGGCAAAATTTGATCAATTCAGACCTAAAACCCCAGAAGAAAAACTTGAATTAAGAAGTTTAGATTCGGGACCTTTTAAACAAAAACTTTCTGACTTTTTTGTTGATAAACAGGAAGAAATGAAACAATCTGGGAAAAATGAATATGTGCTAACAAGTACTGACGTTGAAGAATACCAACCAGATCAAATCAAATCTTCTTTTAACGATTATGACGACGAAGACACTGAAGAAGTACAATTTTAATATATAAGGTCTCAAATTGAGACCTTATTTTTTTTTACAATACTATTTGACAATACCTACTTATACACTTATATTTAACAAATAAACTTTTAATTTTTAATTACACATGGCGACAAACAATGTTTTAGATGCAGTTTTGGCTCAGTACGAAAGTTCAAAACAAAGTGGTTCTTCTTCCACTTCAAAAATGTCACAAGAAGAAAGAATGAAAAAATATTTCGCAGCTATTTTGAAAGACAGCGAAAAACAAGCACAACGAAAAATCAGAATTTTACCTACAACCGATGGTTCATCACCATTTAAAGAAGTATGGTTTCACGAAATTTTGGTAGATGGAAAATGGCAAAAATTTTATGATCCAGCTAAAAATGACAACGAACGTTCACCTTTAAATGAGGTTTATGAAGAATTGATGTCAACAGGTAGAGAGTCAGATAAAGAATTGGCAAAACAATACAAACCACGTAAGTTTTATATTGTTAAAGTTATTGATCGTGATAACGAACAAGACGGAGTTAAGTTCTGGAGATTCAAACACAACTACAAACAAGAAGGTATTTTTGATAAAATCATTCCAATCTACAAAGCAAAAGGTGATATTGCTGATGCTGACAAAGGACGTGATTTGATTTTGGAACTTACCAAAGCAAAAACTCCAAAAGGAGCATTCTATACAGTTATTCAAACTGTTATGTATGATGACCCAACACCGGTGTCTTCAGATAAAGATCAAATGAATGAGTGGGTAAATGATGAATTAACATGGGAAGACGTTTATTCTAAAAAACCAACCGAGTACCTTGAAGCTATCGCACGAGGTGAAACACCGAAGTGGGATTCTGACGCTGGTAAATATGTTTACGGAGATTCATCTGAAGCCGAAATTTCTATGGGTGGAACTAAAACAAAAACTGAAACTAAAGTTGTTGACCCACAGGATAACGACGAGGTAGACGAAGAATTACCATTCTAATATATTGTTAAACAATAAAAACACCCCAGTTTAGGCTGGGGTTTTTAATATCATGATATCAGTATTAACATTAACGTACCAAAGACCACATATTTTAGAAGAAGCCATACAATCATTTCTTCTTCAAAATAAAAAAAATAGTGAAATGGTTATCATAAACGATAGCCCAAATAGTCATTATGTTTTTGATCACCCACAGGTAAAAGTTTTTAACATCAAAGAAAGATTTTCAAGTATATCTAAAAAATTAGAGTTTGGGTTTAGACAATGTAAATATGATTACATATATCGATTAGATGATGATGATCTTTTAGGTCCTGACGCTTTGGATATTTCAGAAAAATTTATTTTGGAAAATCCTGGATTTGAAATCTACAGACCAAAAACACATTATTTCTTTTTACATAACAAATTTGAAAAAATAAGTGGTAATGTTAATAATGGAAATGTATATTCAAAAAAATACATAAATAGAATAACATTTCCGGATAGTTCATTTGGTGAAGATTTTGATATCACATATAAAACAAGTGCCAAAATATTTGAAAGTAATGATAAAATCACAATGATATATAGGTGGGGCATGTCAACATACCATGTGTCAGGAATGGGAAACATAGACACTAAACTTATGTACGAAAAGGTTGATACCATGACAAGGCACAGCACCGGAAACCTTGAACTTCAACCAAAATTTTTAAACAATTATTATCAACAAATACTTGAAAAAACCCCTTTATAAGTTCAATAATAATGCTTATACTTTAATAAAAACAATATGAATACATTTATTGCTGAAAAATTAAAAGAAGCTCTTGTTAAAAAATACGAGTCCGAAATCGCTGACGCTGAAGCAAGACTTTATGTTTATTTTACAAATCCAGTAGGTATTGGAGAACATCCACAACATACCGAAGAAATGGATAATTTGGTTGAACAACTTACAAATGCAAAAGATAAGTTGGAAACAATTAACAACTTTAAAATATACGATATATAATGGCGATTAAGAAAAATGACTTTAGTGCTCTGAAGAAAAAATTCTCTTCAGACGCGAAATACAAACCACAAAGATTTTTTGATCTTGGTCCTGATTTTTTAGATGCGGTTGGTTTACCCGGTCCTGCGATTGGACACCTTAATATGTATTTGGGGCATTCAGACACAGGAAAAACGACCGCTCTTGTTAAAACCGCAGTAGACGCCCAAAAGAAAGGTATTTTACCCGTATTTATTATTACAGAACAGAAATGGTCTTTTGATCACGCTAAACTTATGGGGTTTGAATGTGAAGAAGTGGTTGATACTGAAACAGGTGAATTGACATGGGACGGTTTTTTCCTTTTTAATAATAACTTTGAATACATTGAACAAATTACGGATTACATTAACGAATTATTGGACGCACAAGAAAAAGGTGAATTAGATTACTCACTTTGTATAATGTGGGATTCAGTTGGATCAGTTCCATGTAAAATGACTTATGAGGGCCGAGGTGGAAAACAACACAATGCAGCTGCATTAGCCGACAAAATTGGCATGGGTATTAATCAAAGAATTTCAGGATCTCGTAAATCAGATGCTAAACACGAAAATACTTTGATTGTGGTCAACCAACCATGGGTGGAGTTACCCGATAATCCTTTTGGTCAACCAAAAATTAAGGCAAAAGGAGGGGAGGCTATTTGGTTGAATTCCTCTTTGGTGTTCTTATTTGGTAATCAAAAAGGTGCTGGAACAACAAAAATTACGGCAACAAAAGATAAGAGAACTATTAAATTTGCATCAAGAACAAAAGTATCAGTTATGAAAAACCACATTAATGGTCTTGGATATGATGATGGGAAAATAATTGTCACACCACATGGTTTTATTGCGGGTAAAGATAGTGCAGAGGAAAAAACAAATATTGAAAAGTATAAAAAAGAATATGCCGACTACTGGAAAGATATTATAGGTGTTGATGGTGATTTTGATTTAAAGGAAGAAAAAGAAGAAATTTAATTATAAATTATAATAATTCCACTTTTATAGATATTTATTAGTATATGGGAAGAAAAAAAATTGAAGATCATGAAAAAAAAGTAAAAATTGGTGTATCTGTTGATCCTGATTTACCAAAATACTTTAAAGACAGATCAATAAATATTTCTTCACTTGTTAATAAATTATTAAAAGACTACGTAAAAAATGGAAACAAAAATTTGTAGTAAATGTAATCTTGAACAAAACAAAACAGAGTTTCGGAATGATAGAACGAAGAAAGATGGATTAAGATCTAGTTGTAAAACATGTTCAAAACAATATGAAGAAAATATAAGGTTTACCAACCCAACACTTACAAAAGAAAAATTGAAAAAGTTTTATGAAAAGAATCCCGAAAAAAGACAAGAATACCGTAAAAATTACAAAAATAGAAAGCATGAACAAAGAAAAGAACGACGAAATAGTGATGTTATTTTTAATTTAGTTAACAGAGTCAGATGTAGAATATGGAAGTATTTAACTATTAATAATATTACAAAAAAAAACAGAACTTTAGATATTGTTGGATGTACACCTCAAGAACTTAAAGAACATTTAGAAAAACAATTTAGTAACGGTATGACTTGGGAAAACAGAGTAGAGTGGCATATAGATCATATAATTCCTTTGTCATCGGCAAAGACAGAAGAAGAACTTTACAAGTTATGTCATTATACTAATTTACAACCTCTGTGGGCTGTTGAAAATATGAAAAAAGGAAACAAAATTGTTGAACCATCTAATGGTATAATAAATGAATAAGACATTACTTGTCGATGGAAATAATTTATTAAAAATTGGTTTTCATGGTGTTAGAGATTTCTATCATAATGGAAAACATGTTGGCGGAGTATGGCACTTTCTAAACACTCTTCGTAAATTCCTTGAAGAACACAACTATAATAAAGTTTTAGTTCTTTGGGACTCTAAAACTTCCTCGGCTCAGAGGAGGTTAATTTATCCCAAGTACAAGTTAAATCGAAAATCATCTGAAACTGAATCGAAAGAAGAATCTTTTTTAGAACAAAAACAAAGAGTTAAACAATACCTTGAGGAGATGTTTGTAAGACAAATAGAGACAGAACATGCTGAAGCTGATGACTTAATAGCCGAGTATTGTAAAGTTTCCTTAGACGAAGAAAAAACAATATTTTCTAGTGACAGAGATTTATCTCAACTGATTGGAGAAAAAGTTTCGATTTATTCACCATCCACAAAACAATATTATAAGTTGGGAGACAAAATAAAGCTTCATGATATTGAGGTTCCCCACTATAATGTTAAAACAGTAAAAATTCTCACCGGTGATAGTTCCGACAACATTGATGGTATATTCTATCTTGGTGAGAAAACTTTAGTTAAAATGTTTCCTGAGTTACTTGAACAACGTGTTGAATTAGCATATATTTTACAAAAGAGTGAAGAACTTTTAAAAGAAGAAAAAGGAAACGTTGCTATTCAGAACCTACTTAGTGGGAAAACAAAAGAGGGTATTTTCGGAGATGAGTTTTATGTAATTAACGAAAAACTTGTTAATTTGGATAACCCCCTTTTAAATCAAGAGGAAAAAGAATTAGTTGGACTATATTACTCAGAGTCGATGGATCCCGACGGAAGAGGACATAGAAATCTAATTCGAATGATGATGGAGGACGGGTTTTTTAAATACTTACCGAAGGGTGACGACGCTTGGGTGAGTTTTTTAAAACCATTTCTCAAATTGACAAGAAAAGAAAAACAAAAATTTAGAAACAAAAAAAAGTAAAAAAACAAATGAAAGAACAGGACATAACCAAAGTAGAATTCTTGTTAATGTGTAATGACAACATTGTAGTTCAAAGATTTTTCAATGTAAGGGGATTCAACAAAAACGCTCACAAATCTGAAGAGTTTTATAACCACATTGAGGGACTCTGCCGTGGTTTAAAATACGATTTGAAAATGAGATCGGTAGTTTATTTATTAGACAACCAATATGATATTACTGAAAACCCTGAAATTCTAAACACCTCAATTACAGAGGGTCCAGAAAATTTTAACTTAATTATTAAGGTGGGAGACCTGACAATTTGTCATAGGCAGTTCGATGCTAAAGTATACCCTCCGAAGGTCAGATACACCGTAGACCTACGCCCAAAGTTAAAATCAATCATGGCCGAGCTAACTGACATTTTTTCAGCTAAAAATTTTAATTATTTTTATCCCAACTTTATCAAAAACTAATACTATTTATCTTTACTAAAAGAGAAAAAACATATGGCGACTAGTAAAAATTTTGAGTATTTAGGAAACACATTTCAGTTACAATTATTAAATCAAATTATTGTAGATAAAGACTTTTCACACTCCATTCTTGATGTTATTGAAAACAACTATTTTGAAAACAAGTATTTTAAAATAATCATTCAAATGGTAAAAGAGTATTATCTAAAATACGATCACACACCCTCATTTGAAACACTTGATCAAATAACCAAATCTGAACTACAACAGGCAACAGCATCCAAAATTGTCTTGGATACAATCAAGAAAATTAAGGATGCACCTATTGATGGCGTAGGTTTCGTCCAAGAAAAAGCTCTTAAGTTCTGTAAACAACAAGAACTTCAAAAGGTAATGGGAAAAGCACAAAAGATCATTGACGGGGGTGAGTTTGAAAACTACGACACCCTCGAAGAGATGGTAAAGACGGCCCTTCAGGTCGGATCAAAAGATACGTCGATGTTAGATGTATTCTCAAACCTTGACCAAGTTCTTGAAGAGGACTACAGACACCCAATTCCAATGGGAATTCCAGGAATCGACAGATTGTTAAAGGGTGGTTTGGCAAAAGGGGAAATTGGTGTTATCTTAGCCCCTACGGGTGTTGGTAAATCAACCATTCTAACAAAGATGGCAAACCACGCATTTGGACTCGGATTTAATGTATTGCAGATCTTTTTTGAAGATAATCCCAAAGTAATACAGAGAAAACATTTCACACTATGGACTAAAATCCATCCTGACGATTTGTCAGAAAAAAAGGATGAGGTTATGTCTAAAGTGAAAGAAATTGAGGAGTCGATGCCAAATAAGTTGATTTTAAAAAAGTTACCATCCGATACTTTGACGATGTTACAAATTAAAAATCAAATTAGAAAAATGGTCTCTGACGGGGTTAAAATTGATATGGTAGTTTTAGACTATATTGATTGTGTAGTTCCCGATAAAAATTTGGGTGACGAATGGAAAAGTGAAGGGTCAGTTATGAGGGCATTTGAAGCGATGTGTCACGAAATGAATATTGTTGGTTGGACTGCAACACAAGGTAACCGATCATCAATATCTTCAGAAGTGGTAACAACCGATCAAATGGGGGGATCCATCAAAAAGGCACAAGTGGGACACGTTATTATATCGGTGGCTAAAACCTTACAACAAAAGGAACTTAAGTTGGCAACTATCGCGATAACAAAGTCTCGTATTGGTGACGATGGTGTTGTATTTGAAAATTGTAAATTCGACAATGCTATGATTGAAATTGATACTGAAAGCTCTATGACTTTCCTTGGTCTTGAAGAACAAAAAGAAGAAAGACAAAGACAACGAGTTAGGGAACTTCTTGAAAAAAGAAAACAAAAAGAAACACAAACAAATTAATAAAATAATTAAATTATAAACATGGAAAAAATATTAGTAGAAAATCCTAATAGATTTGTGATCTTTCCTATAGAACACAACGATATTTGGGAGTTTTATAAACAACATCAGGCGGCATTTTGGACGGCAGAAGAAGTCGATTTAACCAATGATATTAGAGATTGGGAAAAATTAACAGAAAACGAACAATATTTCGTTAAAAACGTTTTATCCTTCTTCGCAGCATCGGATGGTATTGTAAATGAAAATTTAGCAGAAAACTTTTACAGAGAAGTCCAATATCCTGAAGCAAAATTTTTCTACGGATTTCAGTTGGCAATGGAAAACATTCATTCGTTAATGTATTCATTATTAATTGATACGTATATCAACAACCCAAAAGAAAAAGACGAATGTTTTAACGCAATTGATAGATTACCAGCGGTTCAAAAGAAGGCTAAATGGGCTTTGGACTGGATTGAAAAAGCATCATTTGCAGAACGTTTAGTTGCCTTCGCGGCGGTTGAAGGTATATTTTTCTCAGGTTCTTTTTGTTCTATCTTTTGGTTGAAATCAAGAGGAATTATGCAAGGATTGTGTAACGCTAATTCATTGATCTTTAAAGATGAAAACTTACATTGTGACTTTGCAATTCATTTATTAAACAACCATTTAGAAAATAGACCATCCGAAAAACGAATTAAAGAAATTTTATTATCGGCACTTGAAATTGAAAAGGAGTTTATTACAGAATCACTTCCAGTTTCATTAATCGGTATGAATTCTAATCTAATGAAACAATATTTAGAGTTCGTAGTTGATGGATTATTAGTAAAGATGGGTTGTTCAAAAGAATTCAACGTAGATCAACCTTTTAAGTTTATGGAACAAATTGCCATGGAAACGAAGGGTAATTTCTTTGAATCTCGAACAATGGAATACCAAAAGGCCAAATTGAATGAAACAATAAGTTTTACAGACGATTTTTAAATTATATATTATGTCATTAAAAATATTAAAAAGAAACGGAGAGTCGGTCTCATTTAACCCACAGAAAATTTATCATAGAGTTAAAAGAGCCGCTAAGGGATTAAACGTAAATTCAGATGAAATCTTCATTAAAGTTATTACGTCAGTTCCAACAGAAGGGGAGATTACAACTAAAGAATTAGATAAATTAGTTTATGAAATTGCCGCTTCATACACAGGAAGTCATTATGATTATTCTAAGTTGGCTGCTTTTGTTGCAATATCATCTTATCACAAAGAAACTAACGATAGTTTTTCACAAACTATGATGTTATTGTATGAGGATGGAATTGTTAATGAAAAATTAATCGAAACCATTAAAGAATATGGTGAAGATACGATTGATGAGGCGATCAACCACGAAAATGATTACAACTTTGATTATTTTGCTTGGAGATCACTACAAGAAATGTATTTGTTAAAAAGACCAAACGGACAAGTAATTGAAAGACCTCAACATATGTATATGAGAGTTGCTTTATGGGTTACTGATAACTTGACAGATGCGTTAGAGTATTATAAATCATTATCAAATCAGTTAATATCAAAAGCAACACCAATTATGATTAATTCGGGAACTAAGGTTCCTCAATTAGCGTCTTGTGTTCTACACTATAATAACTCAGATTCGAGACAAGGGTTATTGGATACATTAAACGACATTTCAACATTCTCATCTGATGCTGCCGGTATTGGACTTTCAATGTCTAACATTCGTAGTAAAGAAAGTCGAATTACCACTTCAGGTGGATATGCTGGCGGTTTATTAAAATATCTTAAAATTGTAAATGAGTCGCTTAGATTCTTTAATCAACAAGGTCGAAGACCAGGATCTGCAGCAATTTATCTTGAACCATGGCATAAAGATATTATTGATCTTTTGGACATTAAAAAGAATACCGGAGCAGAAGAGTTAAGGGCTCGTGATTTATTCACATCACTTTGGATTCCTGATAATTTTATGAGAGCCGTTAAAAACAATGGTGATTGGTATTTGTTCTGTCCTAATGATATTAAAAAGGCGGGATTAAAGGCACTTCAAGAAAGTTATGGTGATGAATACGAACAAACGTATAACCAAGCGGTTCAGATGGGGTTAGGTAAAAAAGTTAAAGCTCAAGACATTTGGAGTAAAATAATCGAATCACAAGTAGAGACAGGAGTTCCTTATTTGTGTTCTAAGGATAATGCTAATAAAAAAACTAACCATCAAAATATTGGGGTAATTAAACAATCAAATCTTTGTAATGAGATTTATCAATTTACCGACGAAGAAACTACGGCTATTTGCACATTATCGTCTATGGTTTTGAAAAACTTTATTCAAGGAGGAAAGTTCGATTTTGAATTGTTATTTACTGAAGTTAGAAAAGTTGTTAAATCACTCAATAAAGTGATTGACATTAATAACTACTCAACACAAAAAGGTTTAAAAGGTGGTTTAGAACAAAGAGCTATTGCAATTGGAACACAAGGTTTGGCTGACGTATTCTATTTAATGGATTACATCTTTACATCTGATGAGGCAAAAAAATTAAACAAAGATATTTTTGAAACAATTTATTACGCGGCGATTTACGAAAGTAATCAGTTGTGTATGAATGGAAAATATGAACCATATAAGTTTTTCAAAGGATCACCGATGTCAAAAGGAGTATTTCAATTTGATATGTGGGGTATTGATGAAACACAATTATCAGGAATGTGGGATTGGAGTAAATTAAAAAATAGTGTTTCTGAATATGGTGTTTGTAATTCTTTATTTACGGCACAAATGCCGGTGGCATCTTCAGCTAAGATCACGGGTTCATTTGAAATGACAGAACCAGCACATTCGGCATTATTTAATAGACGAGTTGTTGGGGGTGAAATTATTATAGTAAACAAATACCTGATTAATGATTTTGAAAAAATTGGAATTTGGTGTGAAGACTTGAAAAATGAAATTATCATCAATGAAGGGTCTATTCAAAATATTAATTTTAATAACTACTTAGATTCTGAAGATAAAAATTACAATAAGAAAGTTAGACGTATTGAACACTTAATTCCTAAGTATAAAACTATTTGGGAGATTTCACAAAAACAACTTATTGATATGGCTGCAGATAGAGCACCATTTATTGATCAATCACAATCGATGAATATCTATATGGCAAACCCAACATTATCAAAGATTACATCATCACATTTTCATTCATGGGAAAGTGGTTTGAAGACACTTTGTTATTATGTTAGAACAAAGGCAATATCAACAGGGGCAAAACACTTGGCATTAGATATGTCAAAAAAACAAACTCCACCTCCACCACCACCTGACAGAATATTAAAAGAAGGTGTTTTACCTACAAGACCAACTGATTCGGATTTTGAATGTTTTGGATGTTCTTCATAGAAAATTAGAAATCACCGAGAAATCGGTGATTTTTTTTATATCGATATATTTATAATTAAATAAAAAAATTATTAAAAGAATTATAAGATTAACCGAATCAGATCTAACTCGTATTGTAAGAAGAGTTATTAATGAAAGACGATATTTGATGGAAGATGATTTTACTGGTAAAAAATATTGGGTTGAGGTAAAAGTGACTGTCCCAATGACGACTAATAGTAGTGGAAAAGAAATATTTGATCCTAGTAGGGTGGTTGTTGTTCAGATCACAAATTGGAAAGGAGAAAATATTGCATCTGAAACGATAGATTTATATAAAACTCAAACTCAAAGTATTTACAGCGTAAAACTTGGTGATTCTAGCATTACAACTGGCCGCGCAATTGGTAAAGATAAATACCAATTTATGGCATCAGACAGAACTTTACAAAACTTCTTAGTTAATAATATCGGTAAAAACTATACCTACGATACATCTTATTCTAACATAGTAATAAATAGAGTTCAGGGTTCGGATATTCCAGACGTCTATAAAGCCGCTGTTTCTTATGTTAAATCGCTTATACCGGCTCAAAAATAATTGTAAAAAAATATATTTTGTAGAATCCACCATAAGGTGGATTTTTTTTTACTTAAAAAAAACTGAACTTATATTTATATGTGATATGGCAAATGGTATTACTTATGGAATTTCTTTTCCCTTTGTTGATTCTTTTACTGGAAGGTATTTGGATGTTACAAACTCAACCGAAGCGGAAATAAGGGCAAACTTAGTTCATTTACTTTTAACAAGAAAGGGAAGTAGATATTTTTTACCTGATTTTGGATCAAGGTTATATGAGTATATATTCGAACCTTTGGACGGACCAACTTTCTCAGACATCGAATCCGAAATACAAGATTCGATTAGAACTTATATGCCAAATCTACAAGTTACAAATATCACCGTAGAACCGGCTTCCGCAGGTTTAGAAAATAAAGGAGATACCATCAATCAATATGGTGAAAGGGAATTTAGGGTAACCAACATAGCAAACTTGGAACATACCGCAAAAATAAAAATAGATTACAGAATTACAGACTCGGCTTTTGAGTCACAAGATTTTGTCATAATCAATATTTAAAGTTATATGGCAGAAAAAAAAATATCCTATACGGTAAGAGACTTTCAGGGAGTTAGAACTGAACTTATCAATTTTACAAGAACATACTATCCAGACTTAGTTCAAAATTTTAACGACGCTGGAATTTTTTCAGTGATGATGGATTTGAATGCTGCTGTCACGGATAACCTCAATTATCAAATAGATAGAAGTATCCAAGAAACCGTATTACAATTTGCTCAACAAAAAAATTCTATATATAATATTGCAAGAACTTACGGTCTAAAAGTGCCTGGTCAAAGACCATCTGTCGCTTTGATTGATTTTTCAATTACGGTTCCTGCCTTTGGTGACCGAGAGGATTTAAGATATTGTGGAGTGTTAAGGAGAGGTTCTCAAGTTAATGGTGGAGGACAACCTTTTGAAACGGTATATGATATTGATTTCGCCTCACCAATAAACGCTGAAGGATCACCAAACAGAGTTAAAATACCAAACTTTGATTCGAGTGGAAAACTATTAAATTATACAATCGTCAAACGAGAAGTTGTTGTCAATGGAATAACAAAAGTATTCAAAAGAACGATCACACCAAATGACGTGAAACCATATTTTGAATTATTTTTACCTGAAAAAAATGTATTGGGAATCACAAGTGTTCTTTTAAAACCAGGAACTCAATACTCAACAATTCCAAATCCCCAAGACTTTTTAACAATCGGACCTGAAAGATGGTATGAGGTAGATGCTTTAGTTCAAGATAGAGTATTTATCGAGGATCCAACCAAAGTTTCAGACCAACCAGGAATCAAAGTAGGAAGATATATAACAACATCAAATAAATTCATTTCTGAATTCACACCTGAAAGTTATTGTAAATTGACATTTGGTGGTGGAAATATATCGGCCGAAGAACAATTACGAGAATTTGCTCGTGACGGTAAAGGATTCGATTTAAGTAGATACACAAATAATTATGCATTAGGGGCGGCACTTACTCCTAACACAACATTATTCATTCAATACAGAATTGGTGGTGGTTTAGCGAGTAACATTGGAATCAATACAATTAACCAAATTGGGACTGTCTCATTTGCCGTTAATGGACCATCAGAAACCGCAAATAGAAGTGTAATCAATAGTTTACAATGTAATAACGTAACCGCAGCAATTGGAGGAGCGAACCCACCGACAACCGAAGATGTTAGAAATTTGGTGTCGTTTAATTTTGCGGCACAAAACAGAGCGGTAACCGTTAATGACTACAATTCAATTTTGAGAACGATGCCTGCTCAATTTGGGGCTCCAGCAAAAGTTGCAATTACGGAAGAAAATAATAAAATACGAATTAAAATGTTGTCCTATGATGCAAACGGAACTTTAACAAATGTCGTATCTAATACTTTAAAACAAAACGTGGCCAATTACTTATCAAATTATAGAATGATAAATGATTATATTTCAGTTGAGGCCGCAGAAACAATTGATCTTTCTGTTATTGTTGATGTGGTGTTAGATAATAGTCAAAACCAAGGGGCGATAGTTGCAAAAACAATTCAAATTATTGGAGACTTCTTCAATCCTCTCGTTAGAGAACTTGGTCAAAACGTTAATATTTCAGAGTTGAGAAGACTAATTCAGGCTGAAAACGGAATCGTTAGCATTTCCGACATTTCATTCTTCAACCAAGTTGGAGGGCAATACTCATCATCACAAACATCGATGGCATATTCAGATCCTCTAACAAGACAAATTAAACCAACCGCCGATACTATTTTTGCAACGCCAACACAAATATATCAGATTAGATACCCAAATAAGGATATAAATGTTAGAGTTCTTAATCTAACATCGGTTAATTTCTCTTAGTGATTTATTTTTTTGTAATCAAGTGTATTTTTCTATGAAAATGGGAAATAAACTATTTATGAAAAAAACCGAATTAGATGCCCAAATCATATAGAATAAGAACCCAAATTGGGGTTGATAAATATATAAACGTCAATTTAGAACAAGATTGGGAGCAGTTAGAAATACTTTCTTTGAAGATCTTGGCAAACGACGTTTATACAAGATTTTGCGCCGATTATGGAGTTGTAACAGGTAGAGTCTTTGTAAATAATGGGTTTGGTTTACCAAATGCCAAAGTATCGGTGTTTATTCCTTTGGAACCCGCTGATGAGTTGGACCCTGTCATAACAGAACTTTATCCTTTTAAAACAATTACGGACACAAATGAAGATGGATATAGATATAATCTACTTCCTAAATTACCGTCCTACAACGGACACGTCTCAACAGGGTCGTTTCCGAACAAGGGAGATGTTTTAATGGATGGGTCATATATCGAAGTATTCGACAAGTACTATAGATTCACCGTTACAACAAATGAAAGTGGCGATTTTATGATTTTTGGAGTTCCAATAGGAACACAAACAATCGTTATGGATGTGGATTTATCCGACATTGGTTGTTTTTCTCTTTCACCACAAGATTTAATTAGACAAGGACTTGCAACTGAAACTCAAGTAAATGGTGCGAGATTCAAGTCATCTACAAACCTACAAGAACTACCACAAATAAAAAACTTAATTTTTGATGTTGATGTTAGACCTTTTTGGGGTGATAGTGATTTATGTCAAGTTGGAATTACAAGAGTAGATTTTGATCTAACCAAACAAGCCAATTTAACAATAGAACCGACCGCAATATTTATAGGTTCTATTATCTCAACAACCGATGATGATGCATTAAAAGTTTCTTGTAAACCCAAAAATAATACAGGAAATCTATGCGAAATAGTTGCAGGTCCAGGTGAAATACAAGCAATTAGACAAACTATTTTTTTGGACACAAACGGATTACCAATTTTGGAAAGGTACAAAATTGATGAAGATGGAAAAGTTATTGATGGTGACGGGACATTTGTGTTAAACGTTCCAATGAACTTAGATTTTGTATTTACTAACGAATTCGGTCAGTTGGCAATTTCTAACGACCCAAAAGTTGGAGTTCCAACTAAAGCAAAATACAGATTCAAGTTTAGATGGCAAAACGAACAAGGATTACAAAATAGTTTTATGAAGGCCGATTTTTTGGTTCCAAACGTCAAAGAATATGGTTGGACCAACTCATCAAACGACCCCTTTGATCCTTCACTAATCGGAAGTTATAACTATCAATTACCCGTTGGATCAACAACAGGAAACACCGTAGTGTTTTTAACTCAAGAAGGATTATCGAATCCACAAGCAACCAACGTAGAGTCATTTCAAATTCTTATTAATGGTTCCGTCTATATTGGATCATTAAATTCGATAAACTTAAATATTGGGGACACTATACAAATTATTGCAACTCCACTGGACCCAACACAACCACAAGATATTACATTTACACAAATACCGGCTCAGTTGTTTGACGTATATAAGTCTTACGCTTTTAGCACCGATTGGGACGATTATGTGAATGTCCAAGACGCAATCGATTGTGAAGATACTTTTTATGAATTTAGTTTCAATAAAGTCTATACAACGGCGATGTTTTTAGATAGGTATAAAAAAGGGATAAGTAGAGCAAGACACTTGGGAATTAAAGAAATTGATAATAGAAGTTGTAAATCGACGGTAAATACTTTTCCTGTTAATGATATAATAAGAAATTTTGATTTTATATTCTTTGTTGTAAATCTTTTATTAAATATTTTGGCATTCCCAATAATGGCTTTGATATTTGTGATTCACATTGTGGCAGCAATATGGCAATTGATTAAAACTATAATAGATGTAATCAGAAGCATCTTTAACATTGACAAACCTGATATTCCAGGTTTCCCAAGAATTGGATTACCGATGATTGCATATCCCGATTGCACAAGTTGTGAATGTGATTGCGGGATCAATGAAGATCAAGACACGGGAAATCAAATACAGGCAGCAACTGATTACAATAATGGCGCTGGCGATTTACCCTATACGGTTACTTTGACTACGGTGAATACTTCAATTGCACCTGTTAATAGTGCAAACCTTTATAACATTACACACCCCAATTTATTAAAACTCGCCGATGGAAGCGAACCATATGATTGTGGATTTGGATATAATGGAAATTATGAATCTTTTGAAACATTACTAAATAATAACGATATATCTTTGGATGTGGTTGTTCAGGCTAGTTTAGATTTAAAAAGAACCATATCGGGTTATGACGTATTGTCTTCCAATAACCCAAATAGACTTTTTAATAATGAGTTTTATTTATTACACGCACCACAACCTTTCTTGTGGGCAGCGGAAAAAAAGGGAGCCGCCGCAGATAGAAGATATTTCGCATATCCTTTAACTGACACTTTTCCTCAAAAACTAAATGAATTTAATACTCGAGATAAGTATTTTACGGGTAAAAATAGAATATCAACATGGGTTAATCCGTCAATTAACACAAATCAGGCAAGTGCCACATTTAATGACCAAGTAGTCGTTGTTCTTATGAATGCAGGGGCAACAAGTTCTATTGGTGTAGGAAATCTATGCACATTCCAAGACCCAAATTATACTGATTCGGGATCAACAAATAGACTTTTTAATTTGACAGGAGGAACCTCCAACCAATTTAACAACAACGCCATTACAGGAACAACAGTAACGGGTCAAACAAATGTTTTCGTGGATTATGCAAACCCAACAGACCCTAACGGACAAACTAACTCACAAGCGAATATTATAATTGATGTTCCACAAGTTTCACAACTACCCGTCACAGGAAATACCTTAGTCGAACAAGATTACTTGAAATTTGCAACCGACATGGAATATTTCCAATTAATTACAGGAATGACAGTTTCTGACTTTGAAAATAGTTCATTGGGGACTTCAGGATCATATAATTCGGCGTATTTGTTTCACAATGTTCAAATCGCGGTTCCTAGTTGTGATGTTGTTAATTATATAAATACATTTAGTGCTTGGTCAATTACTGATGTGGTTAGATTACTTCCTGGTTATGAGACATTTGAGGTGTGTATTTTTACAAGAGGTGTAGATCCCCACACACCAAAACAAACTATACGATATGACCTTTCATCGATATTTGGATATACAACCAACGGAAATGTGGAAATAGAGGGAAGTTATTATTTGAATGTTCCAATACAAGCATACCCTTCGGGAAATAAACCAAGAAGTCACAATTCTGTTTCGAATACGGACACTCATTTATATTTCCCATCTTATAGTTTTAATATTAGTCCTTCTAACTACACGGCGTTTACATCAAACCTACCTTATTATTATCTTAGCACCGACGACGCCATCTCAACATCTTACATTCCAGCACCTTTTTTGAATTGGCAAAATGCCGGTTCTTTAATTTTACCAACAGGGTTTTTACAAGTGAATTCATATACACAACCAAAATTCCAATCTGATTATGTTGGTGGTGGATCATTTGCCGGATGGTCGAACAACCTCTCATTCAATTATTCTTTAGAAACCGACAGCGGCGGTTCTTGTAATAATTTATGTCAGATTAGTGAGTATTACAAATCACAAAGCACAAGTAATAACTTTGGATCGAATAGTGCTGGTGGTGTTCTAAGTTCTTCATATTCATCTGTATATTATAGGTTCTCTTTATCACCAATAAGTTTTTCAGACTCGTCCAAAATCATAATGAGGAGTGACCGACTACCAACCTCAACAGGTATTGAAAATGGTGCGGGAAATAGAACAGGATACGCTTTACACCAAAATAACAACTTCGCGATTTTTACAAGTAATGGAATTGTATCAGCACCGTCAATATACGCTGGCGGTGATCCAGCTTCGGGAGAATCTCAAGACTCTAATGACGTGATTTCAGGATTGACATCTACTTTGACATGTGAAGGTATGGTTCCTTTGGCTTGTTATAGTGGATCAGGAAATAGTGTTGGTGTATTACCTGCAGGACAATGTAATATTCCACAAGACAGAATGATAAATGGTTGTTATTGTCTAATTAATAGACCATACATTTCACAAATTTTCGATGATATAAGATTGTTTTTGGAATGGAAAGTTAGATTTATGATGAACTTTGCCGCTTGTCGTGGAGTATTTGCTCAAGTGTTTCAAAACAATTGGATTAATGGAGTTTTATATATGTATAGTTTTAACAAAAGAACTACATTTAGCTTAACAGGAAATTCAGATTACAAATATTGCGATGATGTAATTATATTTAATTCACTTACAAATATTTTTTATTATAGGTCATCACCATGGGACGGATCTAATTTTATTGGAAAAGACGCGCCAATACCTTCTCAAAACACAATCTTGTCTCCAGGATTTAATCAAAAACAAATTCAATTCCCAACAACAATCGTTGATTTAGGGCCAAGAGATTCATTTACAAATGAGATTTGTTGCTCGTCTAATCAATCACAAACCGCTGGTTCATACTACGTTGATCAAATAAAAACAACATCATATCAAGACAACTCAGATATTATACAATTAGGGTTTTTATCAAGATTAACTAATGAAGGAACAAGAAGTAGAATTGGACCAGTAAGTATTGGGCAAACTAATGGAGAAGGAGTAGGAATTATACAATTTTTTAACAGTAATAGAGGTGGTGATAGAATTGATGGGGATTTTGCTCAAATGTTATCGATAAACTCTGAGTGGAAAGTTTTACCATTTATTACAGAAAACATTCCAAACAATACTTATATCTATTTCGGAGATAATCAAAATGGAATACCAAACGCACTTCCACCAAAAAAAATAAGACCTATAATGGGACTATTTTTCACCGCAAATACCGATGAACTGAGATATAGAAAAATTATGTCACCAGGTATTGAAACTTATAGTTTTACACCGTTAATTGAAGAGTCATTTGGATATCCAAAATCACAAGTGGTCCCTCACTATAGGTGGGCAATTACAACTCCCCAAGATGTAGTGGGAACACCAAATATATTTGGATCTGAAGATAATAATTGGTTTACAAACGCTAGTTCCAATTCAGGGTTCTATCAAAAAAGATATCAAGATTTGGACTTTACAAGTGTTCCTGGTAAATATCAAACAAACTTAACCAAATTTGGGTATTTAACAAGTTTCGATAATAACGGTGATCCATTACCTATAACTCCTTTGGCAAACATTTTACAAGGAGAACCAAGCCCGACAATAACGACATCTTCTGTTACCGTTGTTGGTGCACCATATCACTTTTATTTTGGACTAAACAGTGGAAAAACCGCTCTTAATAGATTTTATAAACTTTACGTTCCAGCCGAAGAAGAATAATGATAATTGATCCAACAACAAGAATAATTGAATCGACACAAAGATACAAAGGTGCTCCTAAACAGGATCAACAACTTAGTATTCCTTTAGTACAGACTCAGAAAGAACTTGTCGAGTTCGACAGAAGTGTTGATTTAAGTTTACCAACAGTCTTCGATGAAGAAAGACAACTTTCTTTTACTTTTAGACCTGTTACAAAGTTTATGTTAGTATTTGAAAATGCTTACACAGGATCAACAACATACCCTCCGTTTAGAGATAATCTATATTATACAAATGCGGTTTCAAATGCGGCTTCATACTATCCTTCAGGAAATGTTCCTTCAGTTCCACCATTACCAATTAATTCAAATATACCTTGGGATGGTTTTCCACAATATTCTGAGTTCGATTTTATAAGAACGGACAATGACGTTCAAGGATATACTATTCCACCCAATAATCATTTAAATTTCAAATCGGTTAGCGCCACGACATATAATTGGTCTCACTACATAAGTTACGCCTCTTCGAATGATTATAACAAACAAATGTATGCGGTCCAACCTAATACAAATTTTTCATGGAATTGGACATCAGGTGACGGATTACCTTATATTATTGAAGTTGGAACCAACATACTAACAAGGGTTATTAGTTTTCGGTGTCCTGTAGTTCACGGTCTTAGTGTTGGGGAATTTGTTTTACTATCGACAAACTATAACGGTAACTCTTTTTTCCAAGTCTCAAGTTTGGGGGATGGAGGATCGGGATCTGAAAACTATATTTTTAACATTCAAAATGTTGGATATACAGGATCAACATTTCAAACATTAAATCAAGGAACATTCAAAAGAGTTATAAATCCCGCGAATTCTGCTGATACTATTAGTGAGTATTATGTTAGAAAACACAAAATACTTACCGACTCAAATTGTGCGGTTTTAACAAATGCGGGATATGAGCAAAACGTATATAATGTTAAACAAAAATGTGAGATAAAATCACTCACCCCAAATCAAAGAAAAAGAAATTCAATAAAAGAAGGTGCCAGATCTTACAATCTATCATTTAATTGTGACGTAAATACTTTGAATTTGAGGGATAATCAAACAAGACCCGTTAGTGAATTGTTTATAACAACGGTATGGAGAGGTTATTTTGGTTGGACGCAAAAATTAAAACAAGGGTGGAAGTTCAATACTTTTTTAGATAAAGGTAATCCTCAAATATGGTGGAATCAAAATAATCCGGACTCAAGCACTTTGATAAACCAAAGTCAGTATAATTCACTACTCGGTAATGGACCATTTGTTTATAATGATTTACTAACGTCTGGCGATACTATCGACGGAGATTATTGTGAGTGGAATAACTTTGAACAATTCGAAAGAGTTATTTCGACCTACCAACACAAAATTACATATAACGAGAATTGGTTTAAGTTGGATAATACATTACCGACAACAAATCAATATGGATACTTTTACCAACCTCATAGAACAATACAAATAAGGGCGTTTTCTGATTACATAGAAGAAGGTAGTTCGATTAATGTTGTTGGAATACCTGATTATGCTTATTACTCAACAACAAACGCACTTTTTAGATGGAGAGATTTATATCCATATGGATTTGTTGATACTGATGGTGTTGGTGTAGATTATCCATATTTAAATGACGCTCATTACCCATTTTTGAATACAATTTTTAAAATAACACCTGAAAACTATAATATACCAAGTGATTACGCTCAAGTGGGATCCATACCTATAAACACAACAACAATACCTGAACCAACCGTAGATGAATGCGAGTAGAGTAAAAATAGTAAAAGATGATACTAACAAGTATTTGAATATTCCTATCAACATGCAGTGGGACTTCATGGGGCGTGATGATAGCATTTCTGAGTATGAAGCAAAGGCCATCAAAGAAGTGACTGGAATTGCTGTGGATTTTGAGGTTGCGAGGTTCTCACACAACGTATTTCAAAACCTCGACACGGCAATCACTTATGAATTTAACTTTTATGATGATTCACAACCCATAACCGCAAATACCGTTGGCAATTGGAGTAGTTCATATTTGAATGAAGGGTTCTCAACTCAAGAAGTTTATTACTATTCAAAACCTTTTACCAAGTCTTTTTTCAAACTTGATTTTTATGACACACAAGATGAAAGAACACAACAGATATATCTATCAATAATTCTTCCAATCCAACAAGGACTTACGCAGACCGTCGTTTTAAATAATTTACTCCCTTCAGTTGAGATTAAAAAACCTACTATGATTTTAGATAGTATTGGTGCAGATAAGGAAGGATTTT